CTATCGCAGCGGCCAGTTGGTCTGACCGTGGGCAATCACGCCAGGAGTACGACCGTAGCGCTGCGCCAGAGAGGGAGCCAATTCCGGAAAAAGCTCTTCGATATACGGGACCATCATGGCCACGTATACCTCGAAGGATGGGTGCTTACGCCATTGGCCTGCTTCGATAGCACTGCGATACGAACGATCAAACCATCCGCGCAAAACCAACAGTGCCCCTTCAATACGATCTTCCAGGGGGCCGGCACCGCGCGCCTTGGTGTAGCCATCCTTTTTCAAGGTTTCGCGCTCCACGTAGGTACCCGGGCGATAGCCGGTGATCTCGTGGACCTCCATGATCCGCTCATGAATCTCGCGGTGCTCCCGCTGATCATCCTTAAGATCAGCCGCGAACCGGAAGTCACAGTAGAGGCAATGCGCGACCGCATTCGGGCCACTTGGTGAGTCCAGGTACTGATCGATCACTACCTGAAACCGGCGGTTCAGCTCGTGATAATTGCGAAGACCGAGAAGGTCAGCCGCGGCAAGGTCGAGCCGCTTGCCGTGAGGCAGTTCAGGATATGCTTGTTTGAGTTGCTTCGCGAGGCGCTTGACGCTTTGTACGTCAGCGAAAGTAAGGGCGTATTGCATAGTCAGCCTCCAAAGGCTGGGCCTGTTGTCCACTACGAGAACCCAATACAGGGTTGGTTTGAAACGGGTGAAATCACGATAGCGCTATTGCTTCGCCAGAGTGGACGGCGGGCACCTACCGAATGTGCCTATTGCTAGGTTACTTGAATCCTAAAGATCTCCGCAAGTAATCCAAAATAGAAATGGGCCTCGAGCTCCTACCGAGATTGCGGAGTCGGCAAGCTACTAATGGCGCTCATTCATGCCATTGCTAGAAGCGCGGGCTCGCTGCCGGTGCAGTGAGTCGACCCGCGTTTCGTAGACACGTTTGTATGACTGACGATGGCCGAAGGCAGACGGAACTCAATCACGATGCCAGCCGAATGGGCTCCAATCAGCGCGCATATCGTTATGCTTTCACCCAATGCAAATCCGAAGTCGTCACTGAACACCTGTGCCGCCTCATTGAGCCGCTGGCGAAACGCGGCAGTCAACTGCCTCTCCACTTCCCATGGGTCCGACAGAGCAGCTAACTGCGGCGCTAATTGAGGCGGCAAGCCCATCAACAATTGATTGAGCGAACGTGCAGTCTCATAAGCAGCCTTCTGCACGAAGCTGATTTCCACCAATTCTCCCTGCGCCTTGCGAAACCCCATCTCTGCCATGCGTGCCAGGTAATGTTCACGATGCGCTCGTGCTTTCTGAAAGTCGGGAGGTAGCCCTTGAGTGGGCTCAGCGGGCGGCGGCGCAGCCATGTTAGTCGGCTAGGATTGCGCTGAGAGTTGACTGTACACATCACGCTAAAGCCGCTCCTTTTGGTGACGGGCAGCGACGGCAGCCTTGCTCGGGTCGGCGGTGTCGCGGATCAACGCTTCGGTGACCAACGCATCGACTTGCTTGCCATTCTGAGACAAGACCAGCCGGCCGTTTTCTTTAAGCCATGTGATGTAACTCGGTGACCTGCCGATATGCGCAGCGAAGGCGCTTTTGGACAGATACATGACTGCGTTCATAAGCCCTCCTTTTCAGCGGCTTTTCAATGAATCCTTTCAGGATTTCAACAATTGAAATTTCAGTAAGCTGGCCGGCCTTCCACTAACACGATCCCGCGGGTTTCCGATCCCGTGTCCTTTCCAAGTCCTCAGGGTCCCCGGCACTTTCTGGGCCATTCTCGATACGCTAATCTCCACCAGTGATCCTTCAATGCATCAAGGATGAAACGTGTTCTGGAATAGAGAAAAGAAAATTCAAGTTGAGTTGTCGACTCCAATAACCATCACCCAGCCAAGTTGTTCAGGGCCGCAAGCGCCGACTCCGCCATCGCTGGTTACGAAGACAGTAGACAAAGATTTTGCCCTAAAGCTTTTGATCGGTATTGCGCTCTCCTTACAGGCAGCTCTCTTTGTCGATGGCTACCTGGAGCTCGCCGCTTACTTCGAGCAGTTCGGCATCTCGACTGGTGAGCTTGATTTGGCTAACCCAACGATTTTGGCTGCGGGTTACTTACACTGGTTCACCACCGTTATGAGCTCGGTTGATGGGAGGCCAATCATTGGCCCCTTTCTGCAATGGCTCCCCTTTGTTGCCATTGCTACGGCTTACGTATGCGCCCTCGCGAATCATGAAACGAAGGCGCAATCTCTCATTGAAAAGGGCCTAATGGGGAGTCTTGCCCTCTTTGTAGTTTTCGTATTGCCCATCGTCGGAGTACAGCATGGCATTGACAGAGGCAGGCAAGACATCAGTAAAACCAGTGGTATCGAGATAGCGAACGAAATAAGCAAGGAACACAGCGTCGTAACCAAAGATGGAGAAAACATTACCGGCCAGCTCGTGGTCGCAGACACTAAAAGCGCTTTCCTTCTCTCGAACCAGACCATCTACAAAATCGACAACAGAACAAACCGAGTGATGAGAAAAATACTGCTGAAGGCGAAACCCAAAAAAACTCTCTAAAGATCAAATGCTGTGGACCTAGCGCATCCAGTTTGGAAAGACGGACATCCCTGCGAAGGTTTCAGCTAGAGAGAATCCGCGAGTTCGATCACCCGTGTAGGGGGCGGCCCTCAGGGAGGACCCGTAAAAATCAGCGCCCCGCCCGGCCTGCCCGGCTCATGCCTTCGGTTCGGCCTCGCTCAGGTCCAGGCGCTTGGCCACCCAGCGCTCGTACAAGCCGATGGCGACATCCGCGCCGGCCATCGAGGTCAGGCAACCCAGTGCGCCCGCTGTCCAGATCGACAAGCCCGCGCCGAATAAGAGCATCATGGCTGACACGCCGCAGATGATGCAGGCACCGGAGCGAAGTGCGAGGCGGCGCAGTAATGCCCAGCCACGTGCCCCGTCCTTGTCAGCGCGCCACATCTCGCCAGACACGCCGCCAACCAGGGACAGGGCAATCACCAACCAGATCGGCATCTCTGCCAGTGCCTGTTGCTCGTTTGTCATTGCCCTGCCCCTTAAACAAAAAGACCCGGCGCCATGGCCGGGTCAGGTGGTGGGTTGTCTGCCGCGTTCTGCAGTCGCACCCATCGAAGATGGCCCCTTTTTACAGGTCGATTCTGGTGGCAGCAAGACCGTTTTAATGCCATCCGGTGAATGTGTGGGTGACGCCCGGTGAACGGCTGGCGAATGTCGGTGAATATCTATCACGGCTGTCTTTTGCTTTTATGGCGTCCCATACGTCCCACCTTCTCAAAACAAGGTAGGACGTCTGAAAGACCCGTAGATTGGGGCTTTGCCCCACCGTCCTACTTTTCTTTCTCTTTTCTCGTGTAAAGAGAGAAATTTAAAAAGCACGCGTGCGCGTGAACGCGCGTACCTGTGCCCGCTACGCACACACGGGCGGGAGGCAAAAAAGGTGGGACGGTGGGACAGCCCAACAAAGACTCGGCCTGCGCCCGTCCCATTACTGCAAAAGCAGTAGGACGGACGCAGGTCGGTGGGACGGCGTGAGCCAGAGTAATGCCCACGATCAAGCCGCTTCCCCCAGGAGGAAGTGCTCGACCACGATGTGGGCGTCATGCAGACGCTGGTAGTAGACGTTGCGTGTGCAGCCGCTCCGCACCAGACGTGCAGCAAGAGGCGCATCGGGCTGGTAGTAATGCACCTGCACCACCTTCATCAGCTCGGGATCGAGGCGCTTCTTGACGATTCGCTCGATGTCCAGAGAGGCCTCCAGCGGCACCCTGCTCCCCCGCCTGCCGCGTACGAGCTGACCACCGCTCTCCATCATCATCGCGACCATGTTGCCTCCCGAGTAACCGGCGGCAACCTCGTCGCTGTGCAGCTCCTGCGCCCATTGTTTGAGGGCCATATCGATTGCTTTAATCATCGAAGCACGGCTCCTCGAACTCGTCCTTTTGCAGCGCAGTCGCCCTGCCCCAATGCTCCGGCTTCTTGTACGCCCATGGCCGCTGACCGCTCTTGTTCAACGCACCCAGACGGAAGCGTCGCCAGCCCAGCCGGTGCAGAATCGCGCCGACGCGCATTTGTTCCGGCTTGCCCCAGTGCCCCGGATCGAGCTTGAGCGCCTGACTCATCACCTCGCTGCCGGTGGTGGTCTCGCCGATCTGCGACTCCTCCAGCCAAGTCAGGATTGGCGTTTCCCATTCGTCCACCACAAAGCGTTCGTCCTGTTCCTCGCTGAACATCGGCGCTTCCTCTCGCGTTACCCACCAGAGGTCGCCGGCCTCAAAGCAAAACACCGCTTCGGCCCACAGCTGGTCGCGGATCTCGCGCAGCAACGCCACGTCGACCTTGGTACAGGCCACAGGCCAATAACGTCGGTTGCCGGTGGCGTCCTTGAGGTATTCGTCCTGGTTGGTCGTACCGACGAACACACACTGGCGTGGCACGTCCAGAGTTCTGCGGCCATAGCTTTCGCGGTAGGTGTCGGTCGACGCCGAGAAGAACTGCTTGGCCTTGGTGCTTTCGGCCTTGTTGAAGCTGTCCAGTTCGCCCAACTCGACGATCCACTTACCGCGGATCGCCTGAAAGCCGTCCTTGTCGCCGAGGGCAAACGGCGTGTCCATGAACCACTCACCGCCGAGCACGCTCATGGCGGTCGACTTACCGGCGCCTTGTACGCCTTCGAGGATCATCACCGAGTCAGCCTTGCAACCGGGCTTCATCACCCGCGCCACGGCGGAGATCATCCAGCGCTTGCCGACCTTGGACGTGTAGTCGGTCGCCTTCACCCCCATGACATCCGTCAGCCATCGGTCCAGGCGCGGCACACGATCCCATTCGAGTTTTTTCAGGTACTCACGCACCGGGTGAAACGCGTGGTCGTGGGCCACGACGCTGACGGCCTCGATCACGTGCGAGGACTTCACGCGCAGGTTGTACTGCTGTGCAAGCCACTTCATCACCCGCACGTCATCGATGTCAGCCCATTCTCCGGTGCCGCCGCCATAGGGCGCCGCACGCAGCTTGACGATCTTCGAGCTGAAGGCGCAGTAGCTGATCACCCCGGCCCAACGCTCATCATGGGCGAGGATCAATTCAACGTTCTGCATGTGCGCGATCAGCGCGCCGCTTTCACTACGAGCCAGTTGATCTTTCCAGCCACCGGCAGCCGGAGGACGGACCACTGCGAGCACTTGCCGGCGAACCGCCTCAAGACCTTCGGCGACGTGCAGGTCGTTGAAGTCGGTCCACTTGGTGTGACGCTCGACGGAGAAGATCGGCGCAACCACCTGGGCACCGACGATCAGGGCCGCGTTGCTGGCTTTCTCTTCGCCCGGGTTCCAGGCGTCGCCGTTGGGCTTTGTGGTCTTCCAGTCGTCATCGCGGCAGATGATCAACGGGCAGCCGGCAAAACGCTCGCGCATGACCTTGCACACGGCGAGCAAGTTGCCCGCATCGAAGGCCACGGCCACAGCAAGCGACGTCGCCATGTGCAGGCTGGCGCCAGTGGCGTAACCCTCACAGACCAGCACCGGTTCGCCCGGTACCGGGTGCGGACCGAGCAGGTGAAACGTGCCCTCCTTCGCCATCCCGTAAGGCCAGTAGGACTTGTCGCGGCCGGTGTCTTCCTGCTTGCTCGGGAAGATCACCTGCAGGCCCATGATCTGGTCACGGGCATTCTTCATCGGAACCAACACGGCGCCGGTGCGTGGCGCGTAACGGACTTTGATACCAACAATCTGCTTGCGGTCCAGGTAATCGCTGCGCCCGGTGGTCGGCATGCGCTCGAACAAACCCTGCGCTCTTTTCGCGGCCCGCCGCGCAGCGTTGTTCGCGATTTCGGCGGCGCGGCGTTTGGCCTCTTCCTGGCGCGCGCGCATCACTTCACGCTCTTCTGGCGACATCCGGCCAACCTTGACCTTGATCTTCTGCGTCTCGCCCGAACGCCAGTCACCGAAGGCACCGAAGATCAGCGTGTCGCCCTTCTCCGTGCGCTGCTCGTGGACCACGTACCAGCCGTTCTTTTCCTTGCCCTTGTCCTGCGATGTCTTGCAGCGGGTCAGCTTGCCGAACACCAGCGGCTGTGCCGGCTCCAGACCGTAATCGGCGAATTGCCCCAAAACCTCATCGAGCATGACGAATCCCCCGCTCAGAGAGGGACTGGCAGCTGATGCACTGCGAGCAACCCGGTTGGGCCAGGCGGCGTGCTTCCGGGATCGGGTCGTCACAGGCTTCACAGAACAGCAAGGAATGGGCAGCGCTTTCGGCCTTGGCAGCGCTGCGCGCGGCCATAGCTTGATCGATGCGCTCCTGCACCAAATCGTTGGCGAAATCGGCGATGTCAGCCACGGTCAGCACCTCGCGTCGTCTGGTTGACGTAGGTGGCGCGGTTGAACAAACCCAGCAGCCCTTGAATACCCCGGAACACCTGCAGGCGAATCGCTGCCAGTTCCTGATCGGTGACGACGCCGTCGCCGATGCTCTTGGCCCAGGTCTCGGCCAGATCCGCGACCTGCCGGAAGTATTCGGCGATCCCGGTGGTGAGGGTTTCGGGCATGTCATTGGTGTAGGTGTCGGCCAGCTCCTGCCAGATCGTGTCGCCGACCAGCGCATGCACGGCATCGAGAATGCGGCGATCCTTGGTCAGTTCGAGGATCTCACCAAACTCCTGAATGTTGATGGAGTGGCTCGGGTGGGTTGGTGACAGTTTGTGCTGCAACGTGGTCGGGTTGCGGCCAGTCGTGGCGGCGATGGCAGCAGCGCCGCCCGGGTAATCGCGAGCAGCGTGGTACAGCGCTAAATCGAGCGGCAGGATTTCCCGCTGCGCCCGTTCCAGAGAACTGAGAGCAATTCGGCTCATGGCATTAATCCTAAAAGTTGCCAGTGCCGCGCGACAGACGTTGGTGATACATTTGCCGCGTGGTCTGGAGAGGCCCAAACGCCGGCTAGGTTCGTAAGACCAACACCGGCACCGTGCCGGGGCGAACAATCCGTTGTTCACCCCTGGCGCAACAGCTGCCAGCTCTGTGGTAAGAACGGCAGCAACACCAAGGCTTCCGAGCCTTGGAAACGCGATGAAAGTCGGCGGCATGTGGTGTGCTCGCCTTCCGACATCGCGACCCGACAGCATTGTGGTGATGCTGTCGGGAGGAACTGGGCGACCCTTGGGTCGCCTTTTTTCTATGCAGCTTGTATTTCGGCGTCGGATTCGGCTGGAAATATGTCTGGTAAATCCGGCCTAAGCTGGTGAGGTAGCAGCGCCCCAGAAAGTGCTTTCGACAAATGTCGAACCTGTGCGACTGGAATACCTCGTCGACGCCAATTAAAGAATCTCTGAGGGCTGATTTTGCAATCTCGCGATAGCTGAGAAGGGCTTTTGCCAGAGGCTTCAGCAACCTGCAGTACCAAATCGAATATCTGAGCAGGTGTACTCATGACGTTACTCATACCAAACAAAATGAATGACAGAACCAAACAATACGTTTGTTATCATCTGAATGCAAGCGCTGTAACATTCTGTTTATGAGTAAACAAACGCAAAACCTCAAAGGCCAACGCTTCCGTGAAGCACTCGAAGAGTCCGGATTGACGGGGGCCCAGCTCGCTCGAATTCTCGATCTCGAGAACGACCAGAACATCACAAACTGGAAAGCGAGGGGTGTCCCTGCATATATGGTGGGCGATGTTGCGCTGACCCTCGTCGTAGAGCGCGAATGGCTGGAAGGGAAAGACGCGCCGATGAGAACAGCGAGCACCGAACGTCATCCGCCTCGCCCTGAGAACGGCTCGCCTCTATACGTCTTGGAGCTAATGTCCCCTTGGGATTCAGGCACACCACTTGACGCCGACGAGGTGGAGTTGAGGCTTTATAAAGAAGTCGAGGTTTTATCTGGCCCTGGCAAGACTCCACGCATGGAAGTTCAGGAAGTCACTGGACCAAAACTTCGGTTTTCACGAGCAACCATGCATAGCTGCGGGGTCGATCCGTCAAATGCTGTCTTTGCTATTAATCAAAGTAGTAGCAATCACCCTCTGATTCTTGCAGACGCAACCGTCGGTATTGACACGGGTATGACACGCATTGTTGATGGTGAAATGTACGCCATCGACCACGACGGGCATTTCCGGATCAATTTTCTGCAACGGACCACCACAGGGATAAAGCTCAAGAGCTTCAACTCCGCAGAGTTTGCTGATGAAGAATATGAGTTTGAGCAGATCATGGCTCAACGATTTGTAATCCTTGGCCGCATATTTTGGTGGTCATCAATTCGCTCCCTCACGGCCCCCCCCCTCATCTAGACCAAACAAAATGTGTTGACCTTAAACCAAACAGATTGTTTACTTGCCTCACTCTCCAACCACAGTGAGGCATCACCATGCGCGCCACCGCATCCCTGCATGTCCATCCGGCATGTGTCAGCAATCGCAAACTGATCGAACAGCTGCAGCTCGCCACGGGCTGTCTGGTCGTCATTCATAACAGCAAACCCAAGCTTGTCGCCAAGACCTGCCAGCCCTCTCCTATCGATCCGAACGGTGGGGGGCACGCGGCATGAGCAAGTACAAGATCGACAACCGCACCCTGCAGTTGCTCAACGCCCAGGTCAACCTGACCGAGACCTTCAACCACGTCCTGCGCACAGCACCGAAGCGTGAATGCCTGGCATTCCGTCTCAAGGCTGAGCGCGGCACAGTAGAAAGCACTTTTGTCGTCGAGCTGGGCAGCGAACGCCACACGCTGACCTTGCAGAACGACAAGAAGATGCACCTCAAACTGGCCGACTTCATCGAAGAGATTGCCAACGGTCCGTTCGACGCGAGCAACTCCAGCGACCTGGTGCAGCGTCCGCATGCCGATCGTCGATACGGTCGTTTTGAAGTCCAGGACAAGCAGCGCGTGTTCGAACTGGTGCACACCGGTGGCGCGCTGAGCCTCGACATCGGGTTTGAACTTCCCTTGCATGTGGCGCTGCATCGCACCCATTCGCGCCGCGGCGTTACCGCCATCTTGAGCATCGGCAACAAGAGCCCGCACACGCGCTGCTTCACCTTGTACGACTCCGATGCCGAGATCTACGCAAGGCTCATCGAGTCCATCAACCACCTTGCTGTAGCGGCTACTCCTGCTGCGCACGCGGCATGAGGGGGGACGCTATGGAACGCACACTCGCCCAAACAGCCGCTCAACTCGGCCTCACTCGCCCCAAACTGATCGCTCTCATGCGGGAAAAAGGTTTGCTCAAGGGAAACTTGCCGGCGGACCCGAAGCGCGACAAAGCGTACCTGCGGGTCAAGGACAGCCCCTGGTATGACGAAAAATGCGGGATGCAGTACAGCCAGTCGACCCGCGTCATGCAAGCCGGCATCCGCTGGCTGGCCGAGCAGTTGGACATCGATCTTCCTGCCATCCCGGCAGATCGCCGTGACGTGGCCTAGGGAGTACGCCCGCCAGATCGTTGCCATGCGCACACGCGAGGAGCGCAACGCCGCGCTCCTCGAAGTGCCCGAACATCTGCGCGAGCTGACCAGACGCCACTGCCTGAACGCCTGGAACCACCCGGCACGACAACAACGCAAGGAGGCTCGACAAGGCCATGAGTAACACTGCACAGAATCCGCTTCGCCTGCATCCGGCACCCGAATCGGCCACCGTCGAACTGCTCTATCGCATCTTCGGTGACGTCCTGATCCCGCTGGAGAAAGTACGCGAGCAGTACTTTCGCAACCTCAACGAACAGTCGTTCGTGACGGAGATCAACAGCGGCCGGATCCAACTTCCGATCACCACACTGGACACCAGCCGCAAGGCGCTGAAGTACGCGCACATCCGCCACGTCGCCTCGCTGATCGACATCCGCGCCTACAAGGCTGATGAAGACATGCAGCGACAGCAGGACGGCCAACGCCATATTGCCCCCACACCGCTGACGGCTGTCACCACCAGTCAACGCCAATCTCAGGAGCACACCACATGATGACCCCAATACAAATCTGCGCACTCGTCACCCTGATAGTTCTGGCCGCCCTGCTGCTTTGGGGCGGTTACATCATGGGCCGCAGCGATGGTCTGGAGACCGGCCTGCGCGAAGGTGAAGACATCCGGAGCGCCGCAAGCGCCAAAACCATCCGCGAGCTTCAGGCCTCCCTGCAGTTCATCCGGGCCGATCACACGCGTCTGGCACACACCTGCAAACGGCTTGAAGCAGGTCCGCTCTTCGGCCCGGCCGAGTACCAGACGCTGGTCGCCGTCAGCGAGCTGCTGAGGATCGCCGCCGAGACCTTCAGCGCCTTTCGTACCGGCAAGAAGCTCGAGCGTGATGCCCGGTCCCTGCGCGAACAGGTGCTTGCGATGGCTGCGCAACTACAACCAGAAATCGAGGGCAGCCTGGCCGGACAACCACTCGCCAGCGCCCAGCAAGTCACTGTGGAGGCTGCGTGAATGAGCTGGCTCTTTTCGCAGGCGCTGGTGGCGGAATACTCGGCGGCCACCTCCTCGGCTGGCGCACCGTCTGCGCCGTTGAGCGTGATGCCTACGCCGCACAGATTCTGGCGCAACGACAAACCGATGGACTGCTCCCGCCTTTCCCGATTTGGTCTGACGTTTGCAGTTTTGACGGACGACCATGGCGAGGCCTTGTTGACGTGGTTTCGGGAGGATTTCCTTGTCAGGACATCTCGGTTGCAGGCAACGGCCTGGGCATCGCCGGCGCCCGCTCCGGACTGTGGCGACAGATGGCACGAATTACCGATGAGGTACGACCGCGCTACGTCGAACTGGAGAACTCACCATTGCTTGTGGGAAGAGGACTTGCCGTGGTGCTCGGTGACCTTGCCGAAATGGGGTATGACGCGCGATGGGGTGTTATCGGAGCGGCTGACCTCGGTGCCCCTCATCAGCGGGACCGGATCTGGCTCATCGCAGAAGACAGCCACCAGACGGTGGCCACCGCCAGTGGCGAGCATGGCAAAGGGCTCCTCCCCTGCCGCACTGACTCGCCGATCCGGGGCCAATCGCTCGAACGATCGCCTGGATCACGCCGTGATGGCACTGGATGGTGGTCATCTGAACCCGGAATGGGCCGAGTGGCTGATGGGGTGGCCCATCGGGTGGACCGGCTTAAAGCCATTGGCAACGGACAGGTTCCAGTCGTGGCTGCAAGAGCATTCGAAGCGCTCTGTATTTCCTAGCAAGGAGGCAGCATGAACATTCAACGATCGACATCAGCGTCCAAAAGCCGACAAGAGCATGCAACGTCACGAGACTCCCTTCCAACATCCAAAGCAATGCAGCAAAGGAACAATATGGAAATTCATAGCGAAACTCTTGCCGAGGACGAGCTCGTCGCAATCACCGGATATCAGCGGCCGTCATTGCAACTGGACTGGCTAAATCGAAATGGTTGGAAATATGTGCTCACGGGGTCACATCGTCCCGTTGTCGGCCGCGTGTACGCTCGAATGAAACTATCTGGCGTAAAGCCTTCATCTGAAAATATTGCGGCCGAAGCCTGGTCGCTTGATCTTTCGCGTGTGGGGTGAAAATGCGACCACGAAAGGCATCAAATCGAGATCTACCACCTCGCATGATAAGGCGGGTCAGGTCATTGAAGAGTGGCCTCGAATGGGTCGGCTATTACTACGACGGGAGAGATGATCAAGGCAAAAGGAAAGAAATCCCTCTTGGTACCGACCTAGATGTCGCAAAGGTGGAATGGGCGAAGCTCGATTGCAAGCCTATTCCGCAAAAGAACACCCTGCTTGGAAAAGTTTTTGACCGATACGAGGCCGAGATCATTCCAAGCAAAAAGCCTAGAACCCAGAAGGACAATTTGCTTTCGCTTACACAACTCAGAAAAGCATTCAACGACGCACCGATCAATGCTGTGACACCGCAGGTGATAGCTCAGTACCGCGACAAGCGAACTGGCAAGGTTCGGGCGAACCGCGAGATCTCATTGCTCTCGCATATCTATAACATCGCCAGGGAATGGGGTATCACCGACAAAGAAAACCCAGCCTCTGGGGTGCGCAAAAACAAAGAGACGCCACGTGACTTTTACGCTGATGCTGCGATCTGGAATGCCGTCTACGGCGTTGCAGTACCAGAGCTCAAAGATGCCATGGACCTGGCTTATCTTACTGGTCAGCGACCTGCTGATGTTCTATCCATGCGCGCTACGGATCTAACCGGAAGCTATCTGCAGGTTGCCCAGGGCAAGACTTCGAAAAAGCTCCGCATCCAGCTCGATGCTGGCAAGAACATTAACGGCTTGGGTGAGCTGATAGAAAAGCTGCTCGCACAACGGAAGGCGCGTGCAGTCCGAAACCCATACTTGATCGTCACGGAGGACGGACGCCGCGTGACCGCATCAATGCTGCGTCTGCGGTTTGACGATGCGCGAAACACTGCCATCACGAAAGCTCTAGGGGACGAGGATTCGCAACTCGCTTCGAACATCCGACAGTTCCAGTTCAGGGATATCCGGCCTAAGGCAGCCAGCGAGATTGACGATCTTGGGCATGCCAGCAGACTGCTTGGGCATACAGATAAGCGCATAACAGAAACGGTTTACCGGCGCGTCGGTGAGATCGTGAAACCTACCCGATGA